ATCATCATTGTCTATGGAACAAGCATCGGGTTGGTCTGCGTCTGTTAAATCTACAATCCAAGAGTCCCAAGTTTCTCTAGCTACGTCTTCTGCGTGTTTTTCTGCTGCTGTTTTTTCGTCTTTATTATTCATCTTAGTTTTTTATTAGGTTATAAAATATAGGGTCTAGTCTTCTTATTTCGAATTGAAGTTCAAGCCAAGCTTTTTGCACTTCATTTTCATCTCCAATATCCAACCTACTACCTGTGCCTGAATTTGCTACATTGATTGCGTTCTGCAACAACATATTATCTATCTTTAGCCTCGTCTCCTCGTCTATGTGATACAATCCTAATCCTTTCTTGTTTTCCATATTCTTCTTCTTCTAGTTGCTTTCTCCAAGCTAAATATTCATAATGATTTTGTTCTCTCCAATCTCCTGATATTCGCATCTGCTCATTTATCAAGAACTCTTTTAATCTTCCCATAGTTTAAAATCCTAGTTCGTTTTTAAGTTGTTTTATCTCTAAGTCTATCATGGGGTCTATAAAGTGACCGCCATTCATATTATTTAGATAAGCAAATCTACAATTTTTAGGGGAAAATTTCAAATAAACAGGTCTATCATCTTGAGTAGGTAGTCCTACTAACTTTTGAAACTTAATCTTTCTTATATGAATCTCTGTTATATCCCATTGTTCACTATTTAAATGCCTATGAATAACTATGAAATTGTCAGTCCTGTTTGCAAACATTCCCCCAAATTCTACATCGTACATTGAGGGCGCAGGGATTCTTCCCGAGTCATCTCTTTTCCTAGCTGCAGCAGTTCCTGCGTGAGTAGTAAGTATAAACTTTACGTTATGTTTTTGTTTAAACCTTCTAATGCTTGACAACATATTATAATAGTAATCGTACTTACTAAAACCATTCTCAACTCTCAAATCATTCAAAGGGTCTATCAAACACCCATCGTATTTTATAACTTCCATTTGTTCCTCAAAAGCTTCTAGAACTTGATTCGCAGTTGGTTGCTCTTCAAATGAAATTATAGTAAAGTGGTCTAGAACCCAATCAATAGCTGTACTAAATTCAGTACTATTCATTCTGTCAGACCTATCCTTATCTGCACTTTTTCCTACAAACATTTCTGCTATGTCTGAAATCATATCTCCTACAGGCTCGTTCTCAGGGCAGTAGCAAAGCCACTTCCAACCGTAACGCATAGAAGCATTTAGCATAAGATAAAACATCGTTGTAGTCTTACCTATATTAGCCAATCCCATAATTACATCTAGTTCGCCTTTTCTATATTTGTAGTGAGGGTCTAAATTAGGAATACCCGTAGGTACTCCTTTAGGTAATCCATTTCTAAATACGTTCCCTGCGTATCTCTTTATGTCTTCTCGTTTAGTTATTTTATACATCGTAGAAACCTATTTGAGAGTTAGTAATTTCCTCTGACTTAACGTCTTTAGAAGCCTTTAGTTTTTCTGAATGATATTCAGTAAACCTAGTTGCGTTAAACAATGTAGAAGGTCTTAAAAACTTCTCAAAATCAGTTCCCAACCATTGAGAGCACTTAACATCTATAACGTGCTTAAAATCATCTAGATTATAACCCTCACTTACTCTAGCATTTACTAACTTTTTTATAGGGTATCCTACTCTAAGCCTTCTATTCGCTTTTTCGTTTAAGTAATCTACAATTTCAGACACAAAATCAATAGACATAGACGGAACTTTAGGCTTAGGCTTTTCTTTCTCTATTACCTTAATCTCTTTATCTCCGTACTTTTTACATCTAATAATTCTCTTATCAACTTCTTTGTTGTCTTTATACAAAAGAGTAACAACTATCAACCCTTTCTTAGATAGAGAAGATACAACCCTACTAACGCTAGACTTACTAAGCCCGAAGAACTCAGCAAAATAAGCGTTACTAGCGATGCAACCATTCTCGTTATCTAAGCTATGAATCTCTGCCAAGAAAACTTTTTCTTGCATAGACATATCTTTAGACTCCCAAATCTCTTTTGGAATCCATATTCCCTTAAAACCTCTACTCATTGTTTAGTCCTCCCAGTCTTGTTTGTTAATTTTACCGAATTGTTTTTCGTAATCCTCTTCGTAGTATAGTTTGTGTTTGTTACAGGTATTCCAAGCCCCTTGACAAACTTTAGTTACTGCTGCGGGATTTCTTTCTAAGTACTTAGCACAACTGCGTACACTACCAAAGTAAATTACTTCTTTATAACTATCGCACTTATCGTCTAAGCACACAGCTACTACAGGTCTAGAGTACCCCCTGTTCTTCTGATTTATTCCTAATCCGTTCATTGTATAATGTTATTATTTCGTTACACTTAAACTCAATCGACCTTGAAGCTTTTAGTATTTTAGTTACTTCATCTCTAACGATTGCGTTTGTTTTTAAAACTCCCGTATCTATACTATGTTTGTATAGAGAATATAACTTATCGTATTCAGCACAATCTTCTATATACCTTACTGAGTGTATAGCTGTAGCGTGATTACATTTTGTAAACTTCGCTATCAAAGGATATGTGTGCATACATTTATTCCTTAAGTAATATCTTAAAAGATGCCGTGCAATTACGACATCTCTTAATCTAGTCTTCTCTAATATTCTTTCAGGAGCAATTCCTACTATATTAGAAATAAGTTCTAAACCATTTCTAAACTCCTCCGATTTAGTTAGAATCTGATTCATCTTGCTTTGGCTTTATATGGAACGCATAGTTGTAAATTTCAGAAGCATTCTCCAATAAGTCCTCAATTTTCTTAGACATAGGACTTGCTAATTCTAAGCATTTAAAACGAAATTCAGCTTCCATTGTTACTTGCTTAATTCTCTTGTTCATCTCTGATTGAGATACTTTTCTTTCTTTAGACATAATCTAAACACTTTAAGGGTTAAGTAAAGGGGGTAACCCCCCTCTACGATTATAAGACTTTTTTTATTTAGAAAGGTAAGTCATCCTTTTTAGCCGTTTGGTAACCATTGTCGGGTAATTTTTCGGCATTTCCTTCTGACGCATCTATCTTCCACGCATCAATATTGTGATAATACTTTCCATTATATTCTCTTGAAGAAAGGTTGAAGTGTACTCCTACGGAATCTCCTACTTTGTGAGAATTTATTATAGTTGTCTTCTCTCCGAACAGAGTAAAGCAAACCTCTTTCGGGAATTTGTCCACCGTCTTTACAACGAAACTTTTCTTTTCCCATTCCTTGCCTGCTTTAGTCATTCCCTTTTCTGCCTCTAATACTTTTACTAGAGTTCCTGTGATTTTGTTTTCCATGGTTTATTAATTAATATTAAGGCTATCATCTGTTTTCCCGTAGTCAGAATAAAGGATAGCCTTCCTTGCTTCATCCTTAACTACTTTATTTTTAAATAATTCTAACAATACATTGAATAGTTCATCGGGGTCTGCATTTACTGCAAACTCTATTTCAAATTCATCATCTTCTCTGTAGTTTCCCACAGCCGAAATAATACAGTCATTAGACTCAACTAATGCTTTAAGTATTTTTTGCCTTAATTTTCTTTTGTCTTCTTCAAAGCTCATGTTAAAATGTATAATTTATTTTTGGTATTATAAACTTTTCCTTTAGCCTACTATCGTTTGATGAAGTACATATCTTAACTAAGTTGTGATTTTCTTGAAACATAGTTAAGTGATTGTCTTCTTCGTAGTATTTTGCGTAAGCAAATATAGAAATGTTTTTTGCCTCCTCGACAGAGAAACATTCTTCTAATAATTTCTTAGCTTTTTTTTCTCCAACTCTAGGTATCCCAACAATATTATCCGTAGAATCTCCCGATAAAGTTTGCTCGTAAAGTTTTTGCCAAGCATCGTATTCGCTTACAAAAGAAACCTCGTTCTTATTCCAATTATAATGATACCCTTGTATTTGAAGTAAGTCTTTATCTATACTGCAAATGATTGTTGAATTTTCCATTTCAGTTTGGCAAATCCCCAAAGCATCATCAGCCTCAAGTCCCTCTACATTTTCGCACTTCCAAGTATCTATTAAATACTCTTTTATAGCGTCTAAATGTTCAGGCATAATCATATCTTTACGATTACCCTTGTAAGGTTTTATTGTAGCTAATTCTTTTCTGAAGTTACCTTTTCCCGTTAGAAACCCTATATAGCTATCTGCTTTCGTTACGTAAAATAAATGCTCAAACATCGCATCTATAGTTTCGTAAGCGTTTTCCACATCATCGCCCTCGTGTTTCCAAGCAGCCCGATAGAGCATAATATCTGCATCTATCAAGGCTGTCTGAATATCTCCTTTACTTAACTGCATTATCAAACGCTTTTTTAAGTTGCTCGGATTGTTCTTTGGAAATCTCGTAGTCTCCCATTTTAGACTTCACAACATCTCCTTTACCTCCTTCGATTGCAACAATCATTGCATCCAACTTTGCAGGGGTTAGTTTTGTTTTAGTCTTGAAAGACTCCTTCACTTGATTAACGTATCGGTTATCATCCCACATACCCAAGAATATATCTGCGTTAAACCCTAACTTAGACAATCCCTTTGTAAGTGCATCCGTAGAAACCTTTTTAAAGCATTCATCATCGAGCTTACCTTTTCCGTTGTGAGAAGCAATTGATGAGTTTATAGCGAAGTTACGTACTTCTTCTCCGTCTTTATACCAAAGGATTGCTTGATAGCATATAAGCCCGTCTATACCATTAAGATTATAGAACTGCTCTTCGCTAATACCCCAACCCTCGCCTATACGACCGAATGCTCGTGTAAGTTCCCGAACTTGATATTGCGCATTGATACTCGTAAACTTCCGACCGAAGCCTACTTCCTTAGTGAAATTCGGGTCAGTAGTTTGTACTGAATCCCAAAACTGCAAATTGTTTGTTTTCTTTGCCATAGTTTCCCTGTTATTGATTAGTTATACAAATATAGTGTTTTTATTTTAATTCTCAACAGTTTTTAAAGAATATTTTGCTACATTAGTGGTTCTCCCAAATCTATTTTGGACTTTAATCATCTCTGTTTCAATATCCCAACCCAATTCCTTGAGTTCAAATACTGAGGCTGCGAGTCTTGTGTTTCCCAAGTCTTGTATAGCTTGGATAGGTGTAATACTTCCGTACGTTTTTATGTACTTAATTACCCTTGTTTTATTAGTTTCTCTCATAATTGTTTTGTTGTGTTTATTGATTGCTAATTCTTTCATCTTTCCCATAGTCCTAGTTGTTTTGGTTTTTAATAAACTCTACTACTGCTTTGTAGGTTACGTTTATATCACACTCTTCAAGGGCATAGTATACCCTATCAAAATACTCTAATCGGTTATTTTCTCTACATTTCTGTATTACAGGCATAAGCCAATCCCAAGAGTATTTGTATTGCAATCCATTAGCCGTACAAGGAACATCTACTTTTGGGTATTGATACCCTTCAGTTACAGCTCCATTTTCTGTTCCGATATTGCAAGGCACTAATGGTAGCCCCATAAATTCTGCTATAAGTTTATTGTCTTTCATAGTTTCTAGTTGTTTTGGTTTTTAATAAATTCTACTACTGCATTATGCAAAGACTTAGCATCCCATATGTTGTCGCTACCAACCTCTGTAAGTAGTGAAACAACCTCATCAAGAGGCTTGTCTGTTTTGCGTGATATTTTCATTACCACAGGCATAAGCCAATCCCAAGAGGTGTGAAATTTATAGGATATATTGCTTGGAGAGATTATACAAACATCTTTAAAAAAATCTTTGTGCCATTCAGTCCCCATAAATTCTGCTATAAGTTTATTGTTTTCTTTCATAGTCTAAGTTTTTACTAAATTCATCAGTATTCATTTCGTTGTTACCCGTGTAGCATTGACCACACATTGCATAGTCCCAATCTGAGAACATTAATTCATCTTCGGGTGTAGAACTCCCACAAAGCTGACATATTACGTTTTGTATATCTTCTGGATTCATCATCTTACTTGCCTTGTTTCGTGAGTACCTTTATAAAGCCCGAACTTACTAAAGTATTTTTTAACTAACTTATTACGAACTCCTTTATAATCCCCGTAAATATTATCCATTTTAAAGCCCATAACAAGCTCGTAGTTACACTTTGTTACAAAAGAGTTACAATCCCTTTCTTTTTCTTTTTTAAGGCTCTCAACATATCTCTCTTTGTGATACTCTGAAATTCTCCCTTTAGCTTTGTATTCTTTTTGTTTTTGTTTTCTTTCGTGTAAAAAGATAGGTGCTTTTTCTTTTTTCATCTTTTAGTTTTTAATAGTTTGTAAATTTCCCCTTTAATAATTTTTATGAGTGTGGCTACCCTTTAACTTGCCTTGCACTCTTAGAAAAAATAATCTCTTAGTGAGTGTGGCTAAACTGCATTCTAGTCCGTAAAACCTCCTTAAATACCTATCTACAACGTGGATAGACTTCCCTTTGTTAGTTAATTCTGTAAGAACTTGATTGACTAAACATCTTTTAAACATAATTCGTATAAGTTTTAAACAATTAGTAATTCGACTATATATAAGATATAAACTTTGTTATATATTGCTCATTTTTAAGTAGGGGTGTACCCACTTCTGAGCATACCCCCACACCAAACAAACAAATTTTTAAAATGGAACAACTGAAGGTTTGTACATTCCACAAGTAGCACAATGCAAAAACTCTCCCTCTGAATCTTTGTAAGATTTTTGATTTCCTCCACAACTACAAGCGTAACTCATTCCCGAAAATACTGCGTTTACAGGTTCGTTTTCCGATTTTAAGTCCGATGAACTTTCTATTTCACAAAAATCGCAACCATCGGTAGAAATAGCCCCACACATATCGCAACCTGAAAATAGTTTTGATTTATTAGATATTTTCTTTGTGGGTTTATATTTTGGTTTTGAATAACCATAAGCACCATAAGAACTATAATTACCCCAACCGAAAGAAGAATAAGAATCTTCTGCTTCGTGGTCGTACCTAACTTCTCCTAGCTTAGTAATTAAAGCCCCAACCATTTTGCACGTATTTATTGCGTCTTCAATATTTACGTACTCTTGTTTTGAGTGTGGTTTATAATATCCACAACTCATGTTAGCACAAGCAATATTTGCAATTTGAGAAATTTCGTGAACATCAGTCAAACCTCCCGTAGTAATTTTATATCCGTAAGTATTTAATGTTGATTTTATGGCTTCTTTGAAAACATCGCCAAACATTTTAACTCCCGAAGATTCTTGAACAAAATCTCCGTTACCTTTTCTGTCGCATTCGAAAGCATAACCAACATCATCGAAAAATTCTGCTCTAGCTTTAGAACTTCCTATGCAACCAATTTCTTCTTGAGCGAAGAAGCATATTTTTATATTGTCAAATTTACGTAGCATTTCTAAACATACCCACATACCAACTTTGTCATCGCCTCCTGTTCCAACTTGTTGCATAGAATCTGAATCGAACGCAACAAAATTGCCCTTGACTTGATAAACTTTATATTCTTTATAAATATCGTGAACTGTATCCGTATGAGAAACAACACAAGGATATGCCTTAGCTTTACCCTTAGTAATATATATGTTGTCGTGTTCATCTACTTCGAAATCATCTGCGCCGAACTCGATAGATTTTTCTATCAAAAAATTCATAGTGTCAGTATATTCGTAACTTGTAGCTTGGGTACTTAATACTTCCCTCAAACTATCTTTTAGGTTTTTGTAATTCATTTTGTTTGTTTGTTTGTTTGTT